TTAGTCACAGCAACAAGTGGATTTTGATCATATCTTATACCAGAAGTTTTAGGTTGATATACAAATACATATAACTTACCAACTTCGGGCAATGATCCTTCACTATCACCTAAGACATCCATGATTTCAATCATGAGGTCATCAGCATCTTCTGTTCCAAGAAGACCATCTACTATTGGTGCAATACGACTCATTTGATTCCTAGTTCTTTTTCAGTCATCACTTTAAATTCCCACAAACGATCTTTACAGAAATCATCTGCTGCTTTCCACTTTGCTTGGTTCTTAGCGTATTCATATACTTCTCTTAAATAATTCTTGGTCTGTCTTTTGGGTTTTTTTGGTTTTTGTGTTTGTTTAAGTGGTTTTACTTCTATTAGATATGTCTTGATACGACCAGTGTTCTCTTGAACCTTGATATAGAAGTCAGGAAAGTATCTATGAACTCTATTATCAACAGGAGAACGATATGGTAGTGCAATTTCTTCACTTCCCCATTCAAGTATTTTATCATTCTTGTCACAATAAACCATAAATTTTCTCTCCCAAAGTGACCTGTATATGATGTTTGTAGGGTCGCCTTTATACTTTCTGGGATAGGAAGGATAATATTTTCCTTTATATGACATAAATAGAAATAACAATCATACTTATTTAGAGTGGCAGAGACACTAGTTAAACCATATAATATGTCGATTGCTAATCGTCTGATGGGACCTTTAGCACAAACAAATCATTTTTTGGTTACATTATCATCATTAACACCTGAAGTTGAATCTTATCTTCAACGATTTAGTAATTCTCCTGATGTAAGAAGATTTATTTCGGAGAGATCAGGTATACTTTGTAGTGATGCATCATTACCCACAACCACATATGCAACAGCAGAGGTACGGGATAATTTTATGGGAGTTCCTCAACAGTATGCTCATACAAGAATATACACTGATATTGATTTCACTTTTTATGTTGATGAGAATTATACCCTTTTAAAATTATTTGAGGGTTGGATGGAATATATTTCAAGTGGAGCAAATCCATTTATGGAGCAGGGAACTAAATCATTTTATCGTAGAATGAGATATCCTGATTCATATAAATGTAATACCTTGTATATTAATAAATTTGAGAAAAACTTTAAGAGAACATTGAGATATCAATTTGTTAATGCATTCCCTAAAAGTATGTCATCAGTACCAGTTACATATGGTCCTGCTGATATTTTAAAAGTTACAGTATCGTTCAATTATGACCGCTATATAGTAAGAGGTTAGAAACCCTAGTAATAATTACTGATTGAAAACATTATGCCTTTACCCAAGATTAATACTCCAACTTATGAATTGGTTTTACCATCAAATGGAAAGAAAATAAAATATAGACCATTTTTGGTGAGAGAAGAAAAAATTCTCATCATGGCACTTGAAACAGAAAATCCAAAGCAGATTACTGATGCTGTTATACAGATACTTAGTGCATGTATTTTAACAAGAGGGGTGAAGATTGATACTCTTGCTACTTTTGATATTGAATATTTGTTCCTTAATATTAGAGCAAAGTCTGTTGGTGAGACTATTAAATTAAATATTCTCTGCCCAGATGATGAAAAAACAAATGTTGAAATGGATATTGATATTGATTCAATTAAAGTTAAGAAGGATAAAAATCATAAGAATACTATAAAACTTGATGATAATTTATCTCTTAAGTTAAAGTATCCTTCTATGAGTCAATTCATCGAGAGTAACTTTGAAACTGGTGAAGAAACTATTGGTAATACAATGGAAGTTATAACATCATGTATTGATATGATCTATAATGAGGAAGAGAGTTGGAGTGCGAGTGATGTATCAAAAAACGAAATTGAAGACTTTATTGATCAATTGAATACAAAACAGTTTAGATTAATTGAAGACTTTTTTAGTACAATGCCTAAGTTGACACACAGAATTAAGGTTAAGAATCCTAAAACTGAAGTAGAATCAACAGTGGTTTTGGAGGGACTGGCAGCTTTTTTCAACTAGGTATGGCTCATACGAATCTAGAGTCATACTATAAAACTAATTTTGCCTTGATTCAGCATCATAAATACTCATTAACAGAGCTTGAAAATATGATTCCTTGGGAAAAGGACATATATATTTCGTTACTTCAACAATATATCGAAGAGGAAAACTTAAAGGCACAACAGAAAAATGGATAAATCCTCTCCCGTTTTCGAGAATTTCATGAATAAGATGTCTGCCATGCAAGGGCAAGGTAGACCAAAAATTAACAAGTCTACCTTCAAAATTGGTGGGGGTATGAACTTGGAGGGAAGAGTCGCCAATAATGAGAAGAAAATAACCACGTTAAAGAATATATTTAAAGCACAGAGAGTTGAGATTGGGGAGAAAATAACACCCAAAGTAAGTATTTTAGAAGAGTCGTTAATACAAACAAACAATACTTTATTTGAAGTATCAGCACTACTTAAGAAAGATTATAGTGAAAGATTAAAAGAACAGAATAGATTACTTAAAGCAGAGCAAAATAAAAAATTAGAAGATAAGAGAGATGCTAAAGAAAATAGATTAGAAACTTCAAAAAAAGTAAGTGGGATTCTTAAAACAACTGGTAACAAAATTACTAAACCATTTACTAGTGTTTTAGATAAGATATTATCTTTCGGAAAATTGTTTTTAGCAGGTGTTGGTGTAAATGCAGCATTAACATGGTTATCTGATCCTAAGAATCTGAATAGATTTTTAGGAATACTTAAGGCAATTACAGATAGACCATTTCTTTCTCTAGGAACTCTAGCTGGTGGTTACTTTATTATTAAAAAAACAATCGGTAGAGCTTTTCGTGCAATAGGAAGTGTAATAAGCTTGATGTTTCAACCTAAAAAATTATGGAGATTACTAACAAATAATAAACTTCTTACAAAAGTCTTAGGTAGTAAGGCTACTAAAAGTGCTACTAAAACACCCACTAAATTTGTCTTAAATAAAATTGGAAAAAAATTAGCACAAAAAACTGGACTAAAAGCACTAGGTGCAATACCAGTCATTGGTGATGTAGTTGATTTGGGAGTTGCTATTTACAGATTTAGTCAAGGTGATATTGCAGGTGGGTTCTTATCATTAGGTTCTGCGATTCCATTTCTTGGTTGGGGTTTTGCTGCTATTGACATTGCAAGAGAGTTTGGTGCATTTAAAGGATCATTACTTGATAAGGAAAGATATGATAGTAAGAAAAATAATAGTAGAGCTGGAAAATCTGGTACTTCTGTATCAACAGGTATGTCATATAATGTTAATGACAGAGCAGATGGATTATTGGAATTCTTTACATCTGATGGGATGACATTTACACCTTTGACACCAGGTAATATAATTTCAGCTAGGGAAGTTGATAGAAGAATCGGTAGACTGCCAAAAAGAAATAGTACAGAAATTATTGATTTACCAATACAAGATATGACAACTGGTAAAAATAAAAATATTACACAAAGCCAAGCAGGTGGAAGTTCTAAAGCAGGTGCAGCTCAAGCGTTCGCTTCACAAGATGCAGGAAATACTTATTGTATAGATGTTCCAAGAATGATTGATTTACCGAGGATTGGTTAATGTCATTAGAAGATAAAGCAGAACGTTTGACTTCCCTTGCAGAAACAATAAAGGGGACAATAGTTAATTTTAATAGGCAATTTATTTCCATATCAAAGAAAAGAAGAAGAATATCTAGGAATGTAATTGAAAGAAAAGAAAGATTTTCAAAATTAAAGATACAAAAATCTTCTTTTGGTAATTCATTAGGCAATATTGCTAATAGTATTGCAAAAACCCCGATTGATATTTTTAGTAAAGTGCTTAGTTTCGCATCTTTATTATTATTGGGATCTGTTATAAATGCTATTCCCAATAAGATGAATCAAGTTGATAAAGATTTAACAAGTTTAAATGATAAACAAAAAGGTGTAGGTGGGTTTATTGTTGGTATAGTAAAAGGACTGCAGGATTTTTTTGGTAGTGGTTCAAAATTACAAAAAAATGTCAACACTGCTTTTGATGATTTAGATAATGAATTTGATAATTTTCAATCAGAAGCTGGCAAATTAGAAAGTTCTTTAATTGCTGCAGAGACTTTTGATCCAGAAAAATTATTGAACAATCAGACTAGTGAACAGCAAAATAATAAAGACTTTGAAAGAGAAGATAATGAAAATGTTGATAGTAAATATAAAAGATCACCTAAAAATACAACAAACTTTAATGAAAATAAAAAAGTAGATAAAAATTTTGTTGATGTTAATAAACTCTTATTTAATAGAGAACGAGAGTTTGTTTTAGACCCTATTGATCTTGATGTGACTAAGGATGAAATTAAATTCAATAAAGACCTCATAAATAAAATTAAGAAAATAGATCCAGAAACAATAGTAGCTACAGAGGACACTGTTGAAGGTGAAATTAGAACAATTATTATTAAGCAAAAAATACTTGTAGATTAAAAAAATAGATGTCATTAGCAGGACCAGCACAGTATCAAATATTGAAAGTTGATAAGACTTTAACAGGAGGGGAGACTAAAACCGCCGACATCAGAGGAAAAGTTGTTGACTTTGATTACTATGAGAGTCTATATTCTCCAATGATAACAGCTAATGTAGTGGTTGTTGATACAGGTAATTCAGTAACCGATGCAAATGGTCAGTTGGCAACTATTAAGGATGGTATGCCTATAGTTGCTGATGGAACAGAAACTGTTGAGTTTCAAATTGCAACTGGAAATGGGACTTTAGCATCACAAAAACCAATGATGATTACTGGCACACCTTTGAACTTTGATCAGTCTACAAGGCAAGTACTGAATTTACCATTAGTCTCTGAATTTTCCATTGATAATGCTAGAAAACCGTTAGAGGGAAATTACGGACCAGCACCGATAAGTGATATTGTACAGAAAATATTAGGAAATAATGAATTATTATTTTTTAAAGATAATATCGAGAAGACAGTAAATCATGATAAAATACAAGGTAGAAATGAATCAGCAATAGATGTAATACTTTCATTAGCAAAGAAATCAAGACCTGCAACAAATGGATCACCAGGATATTTCTTCTATGAAACACAAGAAGGTTTTAACTTTAGATCAATAGAGGGTTTAATTTCTGAGGGTATTAAAGAATATAAGGAAAGTCAAGATATTCAAGATCTTCGTACATACAGTTATTTTAATAATCAAAAACAAGATTTGAGTACTAATAAAGATGATTTTAAATTAGTATTAATGCCCATAGTAAAAAGAGATCAAAATCTTTTAAATGCATTGAGAACAGGAACTCATAATGTTCGTATTCAAACTAAAAATCTTTTGACTGGTGAATTTACAGATAATGTGGTAAATTTGTTGAATAAAAATTCTACTTTTTTAGGTGATCAACCAGACAAACAAGAAAAACAAAAAACAGGTGAGTATTGTAAGACTTTTACTTATGTAATAGCACCTGGTGAAAATGAAAATGAATCAAGTAGTAAGATAGAGAACAACCCTGCTGAATATGAACCAGAGGCATTGATGAGATATGCTATGCTACATTCTCAAATTTTAGATATTCAAGTTCCTTGTAATGTGCAATTAATGGCAGGACAAGTAATTAAATTGAATTTAGAGAATGTCACACAAGGTAACAAATTAGTTGAAAAAGATAATCCACATCGTAGTGGTTTCTATTTAATATTACATTTGAGACATCACTTTGATCCAAAACATTCATACACATCAATGACGATTGCCCGTGATACATATGGTTTATACAGGAGTAGTAAATGACACAACCATCTGAAACTCCATTTATAAAACAAAATGCTAAGAGTCAATATGGTAAACAACCATTAGAGTCTTGGGTTGGAACTATTGTGTCTTATGATGCTCAAAAATCACAAATACAAGGTGGTTGGGGTTGGAGATATAAAGTTCGCATTATGGGTGATCACTATTCTACTGATGGGATTGAAGATCAACAACTTGATTTTGCTTATGCACTATTACCAACAACTGCTGGATCTGGTGGTGCATACAAGTTAAGATCTGTTAGAATAAGTCAAGGTGATTTTGTTTATGGTATTCGTGGTGGAAATGGACCAACATTGATAATAGGTGTTTTTCCTAGAACTAAAGGACAAACTGCTGGAAGTAGTTCTAAATTTTCTAACGTATCTGGTTTTTATGGATCTTTGAAGAAAAATAAAACACTGAATGGTGAGTTTAATGAACAAATTGGACCAAAAACACCTGGTACAAGTCCACTTAACAAAAATAAATCTAATCGAGATGATTCAACTGATAAGATAGATGGATATGAAGGTAATGTAGCAGTTCCAAAAACTCCAGTTGATCAACCTTGGGATGGTACTGGTAATCCTATTACAACAGGACAAGTATCATTTATTCTAGATGCAGATAAAGGGTTTAAGAGTGATCAGGTTCAACATAGAACAGAAGCAGTAAATCAAGCATTAGCTCAGAATTTAGTTGATGAAGATGTTGCCAAAGAAATTTTGAAACTTATTAAAAAAAATAATAGAAGGTCGCTTAAAGAAGCTAACAGACTACTTCTCGGACTTCCTACTAAATAAACAAAGGTAATTTAAAATATGACAGAAGTTATACTAGCATCATCATTAAAATGTTCTACTAACACCAGTAGTGAAATTACTAACGCTTTGAATGGTTTTTTTAATAAAATAAGTACTGGGTTACTTGATGCTGTTGAAATAATGGATGAAATAAGCAGTACTACTGAATTATTAACAGATGCTTTTTCTGGATTTTCAACTCAATTAACTACTTTACTTGAAGATAAATTAGAAGATTTCTTGGAAACTGCTTTGAAAGGTGTACAAAATTTCTTATTTTCTAAATTATCTAAATTAGCAGCGCTAGCTCAATTTGATGCCTTTCAACTTGGAGCATTTAAACCAATAAGTAAACTCTTCGATGCTTTTGGGTGTATTGGGTCTACAATTAAGAAGGCAATTGGTGGTACAATTAAAAAACTTCTAGAAAATGCTGTTACTAAAGGTTTCGTTAACCCTGTAGCATGTGCTGTTGAAGACTTTATTGGAAATGTCACTGCTAAGATTACTGGAGTGATGGATGGTATCCTTGGTCCTTTAATTGCACCAATTAATAATCTCTTCAGTAAGATTGGTCAAGGATTTGGTTCTATTGGAAATGCATTGAAAGGTGGATTAAACATATTAAGCAAGGCAATGGGTTTAATTAATTGTGCTGATGGTGGTGGTGGAAAATGTCATAAGCAATATGCATATAAAATGAATGTAGGATCACTCAAACCTGATAGTGATTCTAAGAAAGAAAACTTTATTGTCAAAGGATTAAAGAAAGCTACAACCTTCCTAGAAAATAAAACTGAAAAATTAAAAAATATTAATGAGGGTATAGATGATAAGATAGAGAATATTGAAACTTATGGATTGTTTGGTGAGAATAAAGAGACTGTTTTTGTTGATGAGAATGGAGATGATATAGAGCAAAAATATGAGATATCAAAAGAAAATGAGAAATTTTTTGATTCACTCATTGATAAAAGTATTAAAGATATACAAAATGCAGATCCAAATTTCACTCTTCCTGATCAGGCAGCTATAGATAAACAAATCAAAGATTGGGAAAATTTACGTAGAATGTTGTTTGTAACCATATCAGACAAAAATATTCTAAATTATCCAGACGGATTAGATATAAATGTGGCTATTAAAAACGCTAAAAAAGGATTGTTCAACGATAATTCCGTGACAGTTATATTAGATGATAAAGAGAATAAAGTAAATACCCAAGAAACTATCACCGTTACAAAAGAATTACAGCAAGAATTAGAACAATACCTTGCTAATAAAAACGCAGCTGGCACAAGATTCCAACAGAAAGACTCTAATTTTGGTTCTTTAGACTTGGAATGTGATGCAGGAAATATATTTAAATGTGGTCTTCCAAAGGTAGAAATCTTCGGTGGAAATGGTGAAGGTGCTGTTGGTGAGGTTATAATGGGTACTTTTATTGAAGAACTTGATAGAGCAATATCTGAAACAACATATATTGATGAGACCCTTGATAAAGAGATAATCGCAATTAGAAAAAGACTTCAATCATTAGCAACAAAAAATAATTCTCTACAATCACAAATAGACAGAATGTTAAAAGAAAACTCTGCTAGAGATGATGATTATATTAAGACGATTAAACGAGAACTTGAGAATAATAAACTAGAAATAGAGAAACTCAAGAAAGAATTAATCCGTAAAGAAGAGGAAAGAGCAGAAAAGGTTAATGATGATGGAGTTGTAGAAACAGAAATTGGTGGAAGTTTCATTGAAGATATCAAGGAAACTGGAAGTATTATTGGTGTTGATATAACATATCCAGGTGAGGGATATACAGAGGAACCAATTGTTAGATTTGCTGATAATTGTGATCAAGGATATGGTGCTTATGGTAGAGCTGTAATAGATAAAGATCCAAAATCACCAAATTATGGTAAACTAACTGATATTATTATGATATCTGTTGGTAAAAATTATCCTATAGAATCTCAAGAGGATTCATTTGTTAATAGAATAATTGTTGAAGATGGGGGTAGTGGATATAAATTAGAGGATACTATTGAAGATTTTGAAATATGTGGGGTTGATGAAAATGGTTCTATTACGAAAGTATGCACAAATGATAAGGCATATCGTGATTTGCCACCTATGACAATTAATACTATTACTGGTAGTGGTGCAATATTAAAACCTATTATGACCAAAATACCTAGAAAAACTGGTGTAATTACAGTCATAGATTGTATTACTCCAAAAGGAAATATAGTTGGATATGTAAATGGAAAAGAATATAATGGTCCTTTCCATGTTCATCCAGAAACTGGTCAAAAGATGGTTGGTATTGCACATACAACATCACCACATGCTATAATATATAATACACCACAAGATAGTTTAGGGTCTGGAGTAAATGTTGGATCAAATGTTGGATCGACACAAGTGAATTTAAGAACAATTAAACAACTATTGGAAGAAAGTGAATCAACTGATACACCACCAAGTAGTGGGGGAGGTTATTAATTATGGGAAGTGAAAGTAGAGTACTAGATGTATTTGGTCCTAATTTAGTTATTGAAAGTAATGGACCTGTTGGTTTAGGTGGTGGACTAGCATATCAATTATATTCAGTTAATAATGATGGTGGTAAATGGCAACAAGCCTTACATGCCAGTGGACTTTCCTCTATGGAAGCAAGTCATACCCTAGAAATACAAACAGGTATGAAAAATAAATCTGGTCGTATAAGTTATATTGCTATGGCACATAATGGTGACATGGCAATGACAGCCGCAAAGGGATGGGTTAGAATTAAAGGACAGAATATTGTTTTAGATGCAACAAATGAAATTCTTCTACAAGGAAAAAGAGTTACTCTAGGTAATGCTGATAAAACAACAGAGAGAGTTGAAGTTTTTGGTAAGTATATTGCTCTGAATGGAGAGTCAGCTACGTATGTAACTAAAGTGAAAAAGAGAATAAAAAGAATTGGTTCAATTCTATATTTAAAAGGTAGAACAAAAGGTGTATTAGACACATGACCGACAATCCATTAGATTTATTTAATCAAACAACATCTGGCGAAGCAGCTTTTCAAACACTGTACGTCTATGATAAATTAGTTTATGAATTTGATGATGATGAAATAAAGGTAAAGTCAATTCAGGCTTCAGAATCATCAACATTTAAAAGTGATATAATCGTTGAGGGTAATTTAACATCAACATCTGGATTAAACTTGAGTGGTGATATTACTATTGGTGGTGCATCTGGACATGTTGGTTTAGCAACTTTTAAAGATTCTAGATTTTATGGTAAAATATTTGATGGTGATGGTGACTTTGGAACATCAGGTCAATTATTAGCATCAGATGGAACT